TTTCCAAATGGGAACGAATATTATATCCTTATGGTTTATCCTGCAATACAGGTGGTCTAAAATGGAGGATTTTGTTTTAAACCAATGGGACACGATAAATATAAATTATACAATTCCTATGGATCTAACATTTAAAACGGTGTATTTTAAATTTGGAGATAATAAAACATTTGTAAAAAAAATAAAATGTAATAGACAGTCTGTAACTACCAATGGGTACACTTTATTAAGCGATGGTGGCATTTCGATCCAGTTTACAAAAAACGACCTCGAACACCCTGGAATATTTTTAGGTCAGTTTGATATTCTATATAACAATGGTAATAAAATTACTTACCCCCCCCTCAAATATCTGTCAGTGAAAATTAGAGAAACGTTGTAATTTATTGTCATGGAGTGTGGAGGCTGCGAAAACCCGCTTTCTTTAGCGTGGAATAGTTGACAGATCCCGAAAAAACTTAAAGATTTTGGCCATATCGTGATATACTCTCTTAATTTTTTAATCACTAACTCTTATATACTTCTCACGAAATAGTATTAAGTATGAATCACACCAAGCACCACTTGTGTACGAAATATAGAGAAACTGGTGAAATTTGTACAAACCGTTGCCCCGAAAGACAGACTTGTAAAAATTCTAAAGTACCGTTTTTGATAGAAGCAATCGACGTTTTAAGCTCGGAAAATATCCAAGAAGAAGAGCAGGGACTCTTCATAACCTCCTTTGTACCCTACTGTGTCTCGCCGGAGGCGTATGAAAATGGAGTCCTCTGACCTTAAAACAGATGTTAGTTGCTCAAATCCCGAATGCTCCCACAGAATAACAATAACAGTAGACCAAAAAAGAGAACTGTTAACAGAGAACTTCCTAAAATACGGCAAGATATCTCTTATTTATTGCTGCAAAGCCTGCCAGGAAGCACACCAGGCAAAACTAGCAGAATCCAAATTTTTATACAAAGGTGCTCTTAAAAATCATGAATATGCTTTGATTGTCCACGGCGCCGATGTCTCAAAACGTCCGAAGGAAAGGGAAGTCCATATTATAACTGGAAAAAGAATGGAGCAAAGGGCATACTGTCTTATGGAAGAACTTATGTCATTAACTCCTGTAAAAAAAAGAAAGATTATGTATCCTATGGATATTCAGAAATTTATAAGGACTAAATTGCAAGGGAAACTGAGGGTAAACGAGGCACGAATTCAGGTCACCGCATCGGAGCTTATAGAAATTTGTGGACAGTTGTACCCGAATGAGATTTCTATAATTCAAATAGATGGGAAAACTAGAGCTTTGGAGTACATAAAATGATTATTATAATATTGTTTTACGCTGGTTCGTAAATAACATTTTACGAGTGAGTGTAAAATGTATATAAACCACCTTTTTTTATTTTGTCAAATTTTAATTTATTTTAGATAACGTGTATAAAATTGTATTTAGACTCTATTTTTTATACTGTTTATACTCTGGTTTAAGAGATTAATTACGAAATTCTATACTATTTTTTTAACTGATTACTGCAGGCTTAAATTAATACCAGGATTCTGGATTTTTCCTTATAACCCTGCCCGGCTTTTTTCCTACTATGGTAGTGTGTTCCGTAGATTACGTTAGATCCTTCATTCATTCTGAAAAAATGACGGATGCTGAGATACAAAGTATCATAACTAACACTACGGAAGACATTCTAAATATCTGCGGAGTAACTGATTCTACAATCCCCGATATTACAATGGCTATACGATACACAGTCTTAGCGAACACACTGATCTATCTCAAAACCACAGGAGAGCTTGCTCCGACAATAAAAGTAGGAAACGGACAACGGCAGAACACACCAGATAAAGACATTGAAAAATATCAAAAATTAGCCGATGAACTCACACAGCCATATATCAATCTCAAAAAATCTTCTTTTGAATCAACATTCTCAAGCCCGTCCTACGTAGTAGGGTTTTCAGATACGTGTAATGGGGGCAGACATGGGCATTATTGATTTCACGTTTGTTCATACCTGCCAGATACTTAGGGATACAGGGACGACGCAGAACGCAGCAGGCTCTCTAATCCCTAATATAGTGACTACTAATAGCAGTTGCCTTTTTTCAAATGTTAGCACTTCTGGAAATTACATTTCTGATACAGAAGCAGGTAAGGTTATAGTTTCGTCCACTATGGTTTTTCTGCCTGCTAATGTGACTATCCAGGAAGGAGATTCTATTTCCACAACTGAGCCACATTTTGCAGGGACTTACAAAGTTCAAAAGGTAGATGCTCCTGAAATTTTGGGAACGGATTCAGTTGACCACCTGGAAGTATATCTAAAAGAGGTGGCTAAACGTGGCTAACGATTTTAAAGTAGTCCTTACCGGGGTTAAAGAGCTCCAGGCAAAACTAAAAGCAATGGACTTAGAATGCCAAGCCGCGTTGAAAGAAGGGGTTTCAAATGCTGAGAAAATTGTAGAGCAGGATGCAAAAAGACGAGTTAGAGTCCGAACAGGGAAACTGAGGGACAGTATAGAAGAAAAAAACCGGGTTGAAACATCCACAAAAGTAGAGGCTCAAATTGGCACAGATGTTTCCTATGGTTCTGCAAATGAGTTTGGAACTCGATATATGACAGCACAGCCTTTTATGAGGCCGGCGGTAGATGAAAACAAGCCAGTAATAAAAGCAGCCATATTAACCCCAATCGAAGCTGTTATCAGGCGGTATAAATGAGCCTCATCGATGAAGCCATACGAACAGTATTACTGGCAAATACCGCCGTTTACAACACCGTGGGAACTCGGATATACCCTCTAAAACTACCCTTGGTATGTACATTCCCTGCAGTTTCTTACTTCTTTCCTTCTGATCCTTATAATAGAATAGCCAGTTCAGCAACTCTTCAAATAGACTGCTGGGCACTCGATTACACCGAATGCAAAAATTTAAAAATTGCTATTGAAAAAGCCCTCGATGGGTATTCAAACACTGTTTTAGGAATCAACATCGAGGGAATATACCCCATAGATTCAAGAGATCAAGATGAGCCAGACGATACTGAACTATTCCATATTGCTTATGACTTTAAAGTAATTTATCGAAGGTGAAACATGTCAACATATCAGACAACTGTACAAGATGGCAACCAAATAAGGTTTGGATCTGCTAAAGTTGAAGTCGGTGCTACTGTAGACGCGCTTGTCAACCTCGGAGCCGCTCAGGGCATTACTTTCGAAGAGAGTTTTGAAGTAGTGTACCTTGTTCCCGACAATGCCCCAAAAAGACAGGTAACGACCAAAGACCATGAGGCGAAAGTCACCTTTTCAATGATGGAAGTTAACCTCGCAAATCTAAATACAATCAGGGGAGGAATAGACACATATGACACCGTTGATGGCAGTTCAACTCCTGTAACAAACGAGGCACATACCCTCACCGGGGTTTCCGGTGTCCGCCTAACTCATAAGAATGGGGATGACACGCTTGTAACGATATCTGGAGCCACGGACACCGCTGGAACTACAGCAGTAGCAAATACTGATTATGTAGCGTATCTAGATTCTGAAGGGTATACCTGCGTTGCTAGGGTAGCAGCAAGTACCGTAATTACGGACGGGGACGGAATCAAAGTATCTTATTCATATACCCCCTCAACTTCCAGGAGTCTTTCTTCCGGAGGCCTTAATACCATTACTCCCAGGGTTGTAAGACTTACAAATACCAATTCAGCCGGAAAGAAATTTGAGATTACTGTGTACTCCGCAACTTCTGAAGGTGGCATAAAACTTGAATTCCCAGCAGATGACGGGGACGAGCCGATGATGCCAGAAATTACGCTTAATGGTATTATAGATGCAACCAGGACAGCAGGGGATCAGCTATTCAAAATCGTAGATGAGCAGGGAGTTACAGCATGAGTGACGATGGGCTGACTAAAAATTTTGACATAATGGTCCCGAAAAAACGGATGGCTATCGTAGGCGGCGAAGAGATTGATGTTTCCTTCATTCCGGCAAGGGCTATGCTCAAATTTATAGCATTCTCAAAAAAATATGACGCAAAAACCATAAAATCGCTTGAATCTGGAGAAAACACAGGGTTTGACCCTGGTATGTTAGAGGACATTCTAGAAGTTATAGAAAGTGTCTGCAAGAGGTCTTCTAAAAAAATAACAAAAGACTGGCTACTTGATAATGTGCCCTTCGCTGCCTTAGTGGACTTTATCAATTTCGTGTTCGAAGGCGTGAATTCTGTAGATGTTGAAACCCAGAAAGGAGAAGATGGAAAAAACTTACAATCTGGGGCTTGATGTCCCAGATTTGTATGTTGTACCCCGGGTCTAAAATTGATGATCTTTTAGAAAATCATTCGTTGGAGTATCTTATTTTGCTATACCGTCACGGATGGGAAGCAAAAGAAGCCGAGGCAAAAACGTTCTGGAATGTATTATGTGAGGCATTTTCTGGTAAGGACGACAAAGGGCTGTCAAAAGGAGTTGAAAAATTTAAAGAATCACACCCCGATGGAGTTCTAAAAGACGGTGTTTGGATTTTAAGCCGGTGATATATTGGTTTTAAGTGAGCTCGTAGTTTCAATTTCAGGTGAGATGTCTAAACTTAGCGGAGTTTTTACATCTGCATCAACTGAAGCTGGCAACTTCGGGACCAAGATGTCTTCGATAGGTCAAACCATGAGCTCAGCCGGTTCAGCAATGACAGCAGGCGTAACAGTCCCGCTTGCTGCTGTTGGGGTGGGCATCGGCGCAACAATGGCAAAAGCTTCTGAATTTGACACCGGAATGAGAAGAGTCGCAACGATGCTACCGGGCATCACAGACGCGGGATTTTCTGATATTTCGAATCAAGCTTTGACACTTTCAAAAGATTTTGGTTCGTCAACTACTGATATGACAAATGCGATGTACCAGGCACTTTCGTCTGGCGTACCACAAGATAATATTTTCACGTTTATGCAAGAAGCGGAAGAACTGGCCATAGGTGGGGCAACCGATGTCGTAACCGCAACAGATGTTTTAACTACCGCTGTTAATTCGTATGGAGAAGCAAATCTTTCAACTGCACAGGCTTCAGATATACTATTCCAAGGTACTAAATTTGGTAAATCAACGGTGGAAGAGCTGGCAGCGTCCCTTGCAGACGTTGTTCCGGTAGCTGCGTCTCTTGGTATCGGGTTTGATGACGTAAATGCATCCCTAGCTACTATGACAATACAGGGAACCCCTACCGCACAAGCTACAACCCAACTAAGGGCAATCATAGATGAATTGGGAGACAGCACGAGTGATGTTTCAGCCGCGTTTAGCGAGTTTACAGGTCAATCATTTACCGAATTTATAAGGGGTGGTGGGAACGTCGGAGAAGCGGTTCAGATCCTCAATGAACATCTTGGGGAAACCGTCCCAAACATGGCAAAAGTAGCAAAAGCTGAGAAGGAACTTAATAAACCAACGTCTGATATGGCTATGCAGTTTCAAAAATTATCAGGAAAATCTTTTGCAGAGTTTACGAAGAGCGGTGGAACGGTAACTCAAGCGCTTGATATGATGGGAGTAAAATACGGAACTACCGCTAATAGAGTGAGTGAATGGTTCTCAAGAATCGAAGCTGGGACTGGTGCGCAGCAACTAGCCACTGATAGTGGAAAACTTTATGCTCAATCTATAGAGGGGATGGGGACAGCCGCGGGTGCTACAAATGAAGCTTTTAAAACAATGTCAGGTGGATCTGGTGCAGCTCTCGACCGTTTGAAATCCAATTTTGAAGTTCTTTCAATAAAAATAGGTGATACATTTCTTCCTATACTAGCAGATACATTAGTTCCTGCGATGGGAACCCTAATAACCGTGATAGATAAAGCGGTTCCTATACTTACGATTATTACTAAAGCATTCGGTGCTTTACCCGCGCCTATCCAGCTCGGTATTATTGCATTTACTGCTTTTGTTGCAGCTTTAGGGCCCGTGTTAATGATCGCCGGCGCGGTTGCCTCTGGAATAGGTGCTATATCTGCCTTGTTTGCTACAGGCGGCGCGTTGGCAACAGCAATGACGTTTATTTCCGCGACGGTAATCCCAGCGTTGGGAACTGCGTTTGGTATTTTGCTGTCCCCTATTGGTCTTGTAGTGATAGCTATTGCTGCGCTGGCCCTCGCGTGGAAAAATAACTGGTTTGATATTCAGGGTAAAACCAGGGAAGCCGTAGACTTTATAAAAGAAAAGTGGAACCAGTTTACTTCTGAACTTGGTAGATTACCAGGGGTAGCGTCTACAGCACTTAGTACACTTAAAACCACATTCAGTACAGCCTTTAATAATATAATTACCGATATTCAGAATTGGATAACCAGGCAACAAGAACGCTATGCATATGCAATTGCCCAGTTAAACGGCTTCAAAGCGCAGGCAACCCAGAGATGGAACGAAATTAAAGCTAGTGTACTTATAAAACTAAATGAAACCGTCGCGGATATCCAGAACTGGATAACTAGACAGCGTGAAAAATTTAATACGTTTATTGCGCAGCTTACAACATTTAAAACCCAAGCATTAGCCAAATGGACTGAAATAAAATCAGGAACGTTGGCAAAGTTTAATGAGTTAGTAGCGGATGCTCAAAATTGGGTTACCCGACAAAAAGAAAAATTTAATCAAGCGACCGCATCAGTGACAGATTTAAAGTCTAAAATAATTTCAGCATTTCAGGAAATGCTTTCCAGCGTTCGTTCTAAAATATCTGACATTGTTAGTGCAGTTTCAGAATTACCATCAAAAATTAGGAGCACTGCTACAGAATGGTATAACGCTGGAAAGAATTTAGTTCAAAATTTAATCGATGGAATTGCTGACAAAATTACAGCGTTAAAAAACAAAGTTAGTGAGATGACTTCACTTGTTGCCAGTTATCTTCCAATGAACTCCCCGTCTCTCA